CTGTTGCTTGCTGTACCATCTGCTGCAAGGCTCCGGCCTGAGCAAAAGTGATTTGATTAACTTGGCCAAAGTTGAAAGGCTGAAGTACTTCACGAGGGTCTCCGCTTGTTAAAATTATCTTACCGGGCCGTACTTCTGGCTTAGAGCCTCTAGGTAAGCGCGTAGCGTCCATAGCCATCATTGGGTGGATAGTAAGGCTTAGTGCGTCAATACGAGCACGCAGCTCAGTGTCAAGGGCTTTCTGGCTGTTGTAGCCCTTTTCACATACACCACGACCCCAGAATCGTCCGGGTACGACGTCCCAAGGAAAAGCAATAACAGGACGATCCTGCATCATATAAGGGTTAGCTTCAGCCTTAAGCAGTATACCGCCGTTAGCGATCACTACAACGGCCTCTACGTACTTTGAATCAGACCCTTCCTCACCTACCTCTTCTTCATCATCGTCGCTCATAGCGGCGTCTAGAAGCTCTCGTGGCACTAAACCATAGTACTTAGTAAGACGTACCTTGTCGTCACTGTAAACAGTAAGGTCTTGGTCAGGCTCTAGGTCTGTATCAGGCGCTGCGTTACCAACGTACACGTCCTTATACACGCCTTGTTCCTGTAGTAGTTCAACATGATGACTACTCACAAACTCATCAACAGCTACACCCATAGCGTCTTCTACAGACGTTGCTACAGGGTCAATTAGGAAGTTCTGAGGAAGCACAGGCTTAAGCTTTACAACCACACGTTCAGTAATGTTTACACCTACTGCTTGTAAATCACCGCCCATAACAGGTTGTGTTGCAGGAACCATTTCCTTCATTTCTTCAATGACAATCTCACCAATGCCTGTACCAAACACTGCTGAGTTAATTAAGCATTCAGCAACGGCCTTACGTACCATACAGTTTTCAAAGTCTTCTGTAAGCTTATTACGTAGGAACTGTACGTCTTGTTTATCCGTGTCACCAAAGTTATCACTAACGTCAAACCACTTACCACGGCCAAACGTCGCTTCTTCTAACTCAGCAACATTAGACTCAACTGCCTGTTGAAGTGCAGGAGAAATAATACGGGAACGCTCAGACCCACGCTCGCTGTCAGCAGCACTCCACTGACCACGCCATAATCTATAATATTCTTCAAATTTTTGTTCATAATTGCTTTCGTAGTTATCCCTCCAATCTTCACATTTAGTTATAACCCAATCTTCTAAGGATTCTTGAATCATTAATGGGTCCGCTTCGTATAAATCAGTCATATTAGTATCCTGCTACTACGTCTAAGATTTCGTGGTCTTCGATTTCATAATCGTAGTCGTAAGCCACATTAGCTACTTGGTCTATGTAAGCTAGAGCATCTACCAAGTCATCGTGAGTTAATGGATCAGGAAACTGAAACAGTTGGTCTAAGAATCTACTATTCCATTCACCTTTGTTTAATGTTATAAAGTTGTTTTCAAATCGTCCTTGCAATGCCCACATAACACGATCAGTTTTCTTTTTGTTACCGTGGGTTAACTCTTCTACTCTAAAGAATAAACCGTAGCGTTTTTGCATATCAAGTAACGGAGACATTACTGCTTGTTTTGCAATACCTCTTTCGATACCCACACTAAGGGGACGGTAATCTCTAACAGCCTGAAATATCTTGGCCGCTGTTTCGTCAAGACTCCATCGTCCATAAATAATATTATCAACAAACCAGCCATGCTCACTAACTTTAACGACGGCAATAGCTGTGTCATCAAGCTTTGAATTCTTGTACGTTTCTTGTTGACTTCTTCAAAACCAGCCAAGTCAACTGCAATGTAATAGTCTCCTATTTCTGGTTCATCTTCACCAAACGTAACCCAATCTTCCTTGAACATTTCTGACCCACGCGCTTCAAAAGACGCCATAAACTCTTGGCGAAACGCATAAGAAGACATAGACTTCTTAGCAACATCAATTTCGCCCGGGTCCAATAATGGATTGTCATAAGAAGTAAAGTGCCAAGCTTTGTACGTCGGATCATCA